GGCTTGGCCACCTAACGCCTCAGTAATCTCAAAGATGGCAATGCGTTGAGCTCGATTGTCCTCCCATGCGAGTTTACCGTCGTCGTGATCCTAACGCATGAAGTCTTCGAAAGAATTTTCATACTCGGTGACCTTAGGACACGGAATCTGCAGCACCGACAGCCACTTATTGAGCATCGATTTATATTTCGAGCCCACATCAATTAGAGTGACCTGGCAATCTCTCCTCGTGCAAACATTGACAGCGTAGTTGAGCGAGGCGGTGTACATCTTATCAGAGATGTACCTGCAGAATGGATGTCCTCCTGTGTTGGAGGATATCACGGGCTTGGTTGCGTCTCCTATACCTGCGTCTTACAGTTTGAGGAGTGGATCAGGGCCAAGCTCACCTCTGATGACTGAGAAAGTCTGACCGACGACTGTCAAACCCGCCTTCAGCTTATCATCCTTTCGGCGTGCCAGAGTGGCTTGTTCCTCTTTCTGGTAGAGGTCGACGAGGGATGAATCCTGGAAGGTGGAGGCTGCTTCTGGTCGGAGCTTCCACTGCGAGATCTGTGGCGGTGCCAGATGGTGAGACAACAATTTTTGGATTTGACGTCCACCTAATGCTGTCAACATTGCCGTCACAGAGCAGATTTTGACTGTGCTGTTCGCGCTCAGATAGAACACAAATGGTGCACAGAAGGCGTTTTTGGCAAGATTGCCGGCAGAGCCTAGGAGTTGTCCTGTTGCCTCTGCAGCTCTCTTCGCGCTAGCGTCACTGACGAAGTCAACGACTCGATTGACACCCTCAATGAAGACGGCCGGCTTAGCAATGAAAGCTACACACAGAGTTCCTCCTCCCGTCAACATGATGTATCTCGTCCAGTTGACCTTACCGGGAACCACGATACCCACAGCGTCTTCAGCTATTGGAAGCTGGAGCTGTCCCTGCGACGACTTAGGTTTTCTGCCACAAAGGATTCGGACACCTGCCAACATGTTTTTGTTGTCACGGTGGTGGTCTTGCTTGGACTGCCAAATTAGTCCGTCCAGAGATGGTGCTTTGTAAAGCGGAATGACCATTTCCTTCTCTCCCTGAACTTCCCAAACCTTACCTCTGCGAGGCAGAAGCTGTGCGAGCAGAACTGCGGACATCTTGTCCTTGACGTCACAAGTCGAAAAAACTTGTTCTGCTCTAGCATGGTAGAAGGTCTGGACAGCCTGTGCGGCGGCGCATCGGCACTTAGGCTTGTCTTTCAGGTCCTCGAGGTGAACCTTCTTCTCCCACCAGTGGACAAAAGTACGGAAGTCTCCAGCTCTAGAAGTGGCGCTTTTATCCAATTCAAGCACGCTCTTGAGCTAGTGGACTTCCTACTTGGTGTACTTTGCCCTCTTCACCAGATTTGGAACGACGTTGGTCTTCTTCAAGTGAATGAGGCGCACGGCCAATTCAAGATCGTCGTAGGTCCTGGCGGATAGGTCGGCCCAGTCCCTGACGCAGAGCACGGCGTGTTCTGTAGAGTATGCAATAAAAGACTTATGCTTTGCATACCCGTCAGGGTGTTCGACGAATTCGTCGATGGCGATGAGCGGAATCAGCAAGTGCTTGCAAATAACTGACACGAAGTGCCACTCAAGCCCGAACATGGGCAGACCACGTACCTTCGTCAAAGGTTTCGACGCCTCTAACAGGGTTGCTCTGGCTTCCTCATAGGTGATGGCCTGCTCACCTACTCCCAGCTTGGCTTGTCTGTCCTTCTCTTGATCGAAGCAACAGAGACTCAGAAGTGCATTGAGTGCACAATGACTTTCTGCATATTCGCCTCTCTTAGATTCAGAGAGATCGAAAAATTTGCAGTCAGAGTGCTTATACACCTTGATGATGAGGTGAGTAATACCTCGTTTGCCGGTAGCCTGGGCTTACCCTGAGCGGAGTGTCCTACTTTAAATCTCGCCGTTAGGCAAGACCACATCCTCGTAGGGGTGGAAGTGTTTCCCGACGCGGGATTCACCAAAGAACGTGCCGAAGAGTTCGCGCCACTCAGCGACTTACTGGCCTCTCTTGGGTTTGACCAGGTCATCGTCCTTTCCACTGAAGGAGGTGTTGTCGGAGAGTATTCTCTGAAGAAGGTCTTTTGATTTGATCAATTCCTTCGTACCCTCGCGACCGAGTTTTTTCGCCAACTTGGTCAGATGCTTGCTGAGGGAATAAATCTCATCGGCGGCATTTTTAACCTTGGCGTGGTCCTAAAGGACCTGGGAGGCTTGCTCAACCATCTCGTCACTGAGATAGGTTTCTGACCTAACCTCTTGGTCCTTAGCAGCGGTCTCTCTCTCCTAAATTTAGTCCTGACTGACCTTCTGCTCTTCCTCTTGTGAGGGTATTCCTGGAACAACCTGTTGGACAGGCTGTTCAAATGTTGACGCAGGCAGAGCCTGGTCGAGCTTTGGCGACTGAACAGTCGCAAAGTTCGAGTGTTCCTATGAGTTAAGAACTGACTCAAACGAATCGGAACCGGAGCCCCGGGCGGGGGTCGTGA